ATCTTCAGGTAATGAAAATTCTCCTTCTCTTTGAAATTTATAAAGAGATATTATATCTTTTACTAATGTTCTAATAACATTATCGTAACGGGCTTCTGTTATTAACGATTCGTTCATTTTCATAGGATCCACCTCATTAACAACTTCAGTGAGAATTGCTCCTGGTAATGAAAAATACTTTAAAAGTTCAGATAATTTTTTTGTCATAACCCACGCAAAATTCCCATAAGCGCCATGGTCAAATGTTTTAATTGTTGTTTCACGACCAAAGTGTGCACTCAATATTGAATTAAATTTATCAGAATTTTCGTTTGATGGTAAGATGTAAGCAGTATACGTTATAAAAGGTTTTAAATCCCCCATTAAAACAAAATCTTTTACTCCTGTAAGTTTAATCTTAACATTTGTTGGCGCAACAGGTTCACCTTCTGAATCAAAAAGGTAATACACCTCAAAAGTATAATTTTTAAAAAATTTATTTACCCTATCTAAAACATCGTCATACATTACCTATAAATACCTAACGGTATAGATAATCCAACACCATAACTAATTTTATTTCCACAATTAATACCGATGGTAATATCAGGACCTCTTTTTGTTTTTGTTAATAATCTTATTGGATAAACTTTAAACCAAATATCTGGTCCCAAATCTAAACTATCAACATATGATTTTACTTGCACACCAACCATCACACCAACTTGTCCGTTAGAAAAACTTATCCCAACCCGGTTAATTATTGATATTGGTGTCGTATAAATAAATGGTTGTGGAAAGGTTGTCATATAATATCCTCCAAGATAAAATCCTATTGGAGAGTAATTACTGTTATATGTTACGACCAAAGTTTTCTGATCTGGAACATACATAATGTCTGAAGTCTGAGTTTTTCCAATAAGACAGATAAATAATAATATTGTGGTTATAGTTGTTTTCATAAGACAAATATACTACTTTTGTATAAGAATTCAAAAATAAGGTTCGATTTTTGATTTTTTAATTCGAATTTGATATTTATATATAAAGAATATCATGACTGAACTTGGCAATAAAATTATTGAATTAAAAAAAAAAGGTTATACCTATAATAAAATAATAAAAGAATTGAATTGTAGTAAATCAACAATTTCATATTATTTGGGTGATAATCAAAAAGAAAAGGCAAAAAAAAGAAGTATTAAAACTAAATCAAAACCAGAATTTGTTTTACAAAAAAAACTTTATGCCTTTAGATATAGAGATAATTTAGGTAAAAGAGTTCTTAGTAAAGTAAGAGATTTTCAAAGAAGAGAAGGTTCAAAACTTCGTACTAAACAAGAAATTATTTTTTCATTTGAAAATTTTTTATTAAAAATTGGAGATAACCCAAAATGTTATTTATCAGGAGAATCAATTAACTTATATGAAACTAAAACATATTGTATAGACCATATAACTCCTTCAACTAAAGGTGGTGAAAACACATTAGAAAATGCAGGTTTAATTAGCGCTACTTTAAATAAAATGAAAAGTGATATTTCTGTAGATGAATTACTACAAAAATGTATTCAAGTATTAGAATATAATGGATATATTGTGACTAAAAAATAAAAGGAGGAATCAACCGAAATTGGTATCGGCCCCGTCTTGAAAACGGGTCATCGTGATGAGCGGTGTGTAGGTTCGACCCCTATTTCCTCCGCCAACTTGGAGTACGAGGAACTAACATAAGCGGAGTACTTGACCCATAAGTTTATTAAATTAAATTTGAGGTTTCCAGTGAGTTAGTTAAAAATTGTTAGATGGTGAAATTAGGTTGTCTCTGTTATGACCTTGGCAAACACACCCTCCAGTCCCGAGGGTACGGATAAAGAAATAGATAAGTGATACTGGGGTAGACCACCTGCTTGCAAGCACTTATGTTACTTATTGAATCTCCGTTTGTAGGTTCGACTCCTACTCTAACAGCTGGTCAATATGGTAGAAAAATAAAAGTTATTAACATTCAGTAGAAGTACTGAATGTTTTTTTTGACTTATATTTTTATTTCATCTATGTTTTATAAAAAGTAAAAGTATGTCTCGTTTAGATGAATTAAAAAAACAATATCCTGAATTAAATGTCACCATGTTTGATATGATGACAAGAATAGATACTTCCAAGTCTTACAAGTATCTTCCATTATTGTGTAAAATATTTGGCCAAAAACTTAATCCAAAAAAATGTTGGGGAGATGATTATCTAAATGGTATATCTGACGTTCAATCTAATTTAATTAATAAGGGAATTTCAACTGACGGTCTTAATGATGGTCAAATGTTTTATATTTCAAATTACATAGCAGAACAATTTAGTATTGACACGTATGCAACTCTAAAAGAGTTCATGGATTATATGGAGAAAGGCCAAGTTGAAAATAAGGACATATCAACATACAAAGACCTTGATGATGTAAGAGGTGCTGTGACATTAGCATCAATGAAAGAATTAACCAAAGGTCTTGAGGGTCAGGTTATTAAAGAATATGAAGATGAAAAATGGGTTATTCTTAGACCCTTAACCTTTTCAGCGTCCGCAAAATACGGTACATCAACAAGATGGTGTACAACTTATCAAAAAGAAAAACAATACTTTGAGAAATATTGGAGAAAAGGTATTTTAGTTTATTTTATCAACAAACAAACAGGTTATAAATTTGCTGGATATAAAGCAATATCTGAAGTAGATCCTGAATTCAGTTTTTGGAATGCTGAAGATTCAAGAGTTGATTATTTGGATGTTGATACTGACGATTATTTATTCCCTATTGTTAGAAAAATTTTCAAATCTAAAGACACAAATAAAAATTTGTGTTCTGATGAAATACAAGAACAAGTTCATAAAGAATGTATTAGTGAGTATGAAAAGTCAGAATTATATTCTGTTCCATCTGAAATAGAAGTTCCATCTGAAATAGAAGTAGAACATATTAGAGAATATAATGTTACAAGAATAGCTAATGAAATATCTGAGGAGGTTGATAGAGAAATTGTTGGTAGATTAATTAATGCCGCTCGTTTTCATCAAGAAACGTTAGAAGGTCTTAATGATTTAGGAATTGATACTCTTTTACGACAAATAAATAATGACATATTTTCAACTGACCCAATTCCAACTATGAGAGCTTAAAATATAAACCCACCTTTATGGTGGGTTTTTTATTATGACTTATAAAGTATTTATATCGAATGGATAATAGACTACAAGAAATATTTGACAAGTACAACGTTACCGAAAAGAATAACTCTATGGGTAATTTGAAAAAACTTGAAAAGACAATATCTGAACTTCAAAAGTTGGATAAGGTATTACTATTAACATGCTCCAACAGATATAATTGGGACCCAAATGATATTGACATACCCAAATCAACAATTATTGCAATGGTCATCAACGAATATCTAAATAACAAATCAGTTTTGATTGATGTCCCTGAATTAAAAATTGCACCTTGCGAAGGTAATGTTTCAAGAAAAGATGGTAATTCTTGTGGAGTAATGAAAGCCAAACTTAAAGACAAAGAGAAGAATCCAACAGGTTACCACAGATGTTGGGCAAGTCTGAACGAAAAAGACGATGAACTTTGGAAAATATCCAAAGAGTTATTTGAATCTAATGCCGTTATATTTTTTACCTCTGTAAGATGGGGTCAAGCCAGTATGTTCTATCAAAAATTAATTGAAAGGTTAACTTGGATTGAGAGCCGATACAGTACTTTGGGTGAATCCAACATTATTGAAAATATCCAAAGTGGTTTTATTTGTACAGGACAAAACTGGAAAGGTATGGATGTTGTCGACACTCAAAAAAAAGTTCACACATATTATGGATTCAAACCTAACGATAAATTTTATTGGAATTGGCAATTTACAAACAAGATAAGTGATGAAACTGAGGAATCTTATAAGGAAGCATTTCCTACGTTTGTGAAAAAGTTTGATTTAGATAATTTGTATTAGAATTTGTTCGGCAATTAACAATTTGTTTGGCACGAATAAATCATATTAAAATAATGGTCTTTTGTTCCAATGAACTTTTACTTTATTTTCTATAGAAAAAACTTTTATAAAGTCTTCAATATTTTTTTCTAATCTGTTTAAAATACTACCTTTCCAGTTAGGGTCAATGTCAATAAAAATATGAAAAATTGGTGGTTGGTAACTACCCTTTCTTAACGCATTTACTGTTAGAGTTATTGATTCATCTTCTTCACCAACTAACTCTTTATTAATCATTGGTGTTATTACATCATCTAAATAAGCCTGTAAATAAATTTTAATTTTTTCTAAATCCATTATCAAGAATTTGAAGATGATAATCCTAATTGTTTAGCATAACGACCAACATTACAAGACCAGTATCCTGGTGTTGTTCTATCAGTTTTTTGGGAACACTTATGACGTGCTCTAAATGATTTTGCTGCTTCTTTATTTGCATTTCTAATTTTTAAGTTAGAATCTCCGAATGTAACCTTTTTAACACCACCTGTTTTGCTTTTAACATATACGGCAAATTTCTTTGGTCCACCTGACGTTCTATGTGGTTTATTCAATTGAACATTTTTCCCGTGTAATTTGGCTTCATTAATAATATCTTCTTTTGTTTCGGTTTCGTAAATGTAAGGAGCGTCTAAATAAATGTATTCTTTACCAATCTTAACTTTAATACCTAAATCAGATTCAACCATTAATCTATCTTCGTCATTAAGGTTAATTTTACCTTCGTTAAATAATTCTCTAACTTCATTAACTAAATCAAAATAACTTTCAGAATAAACTCTAAAAACATTATTTGTTAATGTTAATGCGTTATCAATGTGATATTGTAATGCTTCAGATAATTTAGTACCTTCTTTTAAAATTAAAGATTTGTCTAAATGAGATTCTAAAGACTCTTTAATTAATTCACGTAAATTATCCATAATAGTTGGTTTTTAAATAAATACTTTTATTATTGAAGTATGAAAATAATATTATCCATTTTTTTGATTTTATGTAGGCTTTTTGTTGGAATCAAAATTTTATATTGGATTGTTGAAAAAATTAACTACCCTGAAATTCATTCAATTTCAGAAATTGAGTTGTTTTTGGTTATTGCGGTTTTTGATACTTGGATATCATCATCCCAAAACGGAATTGACATTAAAATTAACAATAAAAACAATTAAGGTTTTAGTACTGCTAAAACTTCAGGATATTCTTTATCTAAAACAGAACTATCTTTCCCTTGATAAGGTATGTTTTGTAGAACATATCTAATGGAATTTAATCCAGATACTCTTTTGTCTTGAGCATCAACTATAACCCATGGATTATTTAATGTGGAAGTTTTATCAAACAATTTTTCTTTAAATTCTGTAAATCTATCCCACAAATCTTGCATTTTGGAATCATTTGGAGAATATTTCCAATATTTTAATGGAGATTGTTGTCTAATATCAAACCTTCTCTTTTGAGTATCTTTTTCAATTGAAAACCATAACTTAAATAGGTAATCTCCTTCTTTAACCAAATCATTTTCAAAATTTGAAACATTTTTTATAAAATCGGCATATTCTTCAGGAGAACCGTATCCCATCACAGGTTCTATAAGTCCTCTATTGTACCAACTTCTATCAAATAGATTAATCATCCCTGGTTTAATTTCTTTTTTATATCTATTCCACCAATCTTTTCTATCTTCAGGTGTTGGCACTCCCAAAGCAATTATATTGTAATATCTTGGATTTAAATTTTCTGTAAATTTTTTAATTGTTGATCCCTTACCTGCAGAATCTCTTCCTTCAAAAACAATAATAACCGTTTTACCTGTTTCTCTTAACCATTCTTGTAATTTTAGAAGTTCAACATGTAACTCATATAATTCTTTTTTAAAAACTTTTTTTGGTATGATTGATGGCTCCTCAACATCAAATTCATAATCTTCACTTTCTGGTTCAGTTCCATATCCAGATCTTTCCCTATATTTTAAAGATGTAATAATTTTTCCTAAATAATCTTCAACATTTTTCTTTTTATCACCCTTTTTCAATAAAATTTTCCTTAACCCTCTTTCCATTAGGTCAAAATCAATGATTTGATTCTTTGAAATAATTGAAATATCCATCAACATCCTTTCAATTTTTTTATTGAATAATTTAAGGAAATTTAAAGTTTCAACAAATTTACCAAGGTTACGCTTCATCTGTAATGAAGATTCATCTTCATTTTCTTTAATAACTCC